TTTGAGCGCCGACTCTCTCACATTCATACGCCCGGCGTTGCCCATACGGTTCGCCTTTCCACGCTTGTCCTCCGGGCGGAATCCGTACTTCATCAACTGCTCGTTGTTCTTCGCGTTCATCTGAGCCGCCACGGTGTTCGTGTAGCCACCCTTGAAATTCGAAATACCGGGCGCCGGTTGGTTGTTATACATCAAATGCATGCCGTTGTTATCGCTCTTGAATCGGGTGGGGTCCTGCGCCGAGGTGAGACTGGAGATGACGCGCTTCGCGGGATTGAACTCGAGACCATCCCGCCTGTGCCCGGTCTGCGAACGGTTCGTAGTTCGCTTGGTCCGTTCGTGTTCGGTGCGGGGGACGACGCCGGTCATGCCCTGAGCCCTTCCGGGCACGGTGGGAAGACGCGAGGGGAGGTGTGTGGTGGTCGCGGGCTTGTTATGGGTGAGCTGACCAACCACCGCGGCCCTGCCACCGCTATGATCAGCCGCGGGTCCGGTCCTGCCTGGGAGAGTCGTCAGCTTGTATTCACCGACATTCACCGGGTTGACACGAATCATCTGCTGAAAACCTCCCGCCGCTGGGACGTTGGCACCGAGCCCGAGACCGGGGCCGACCAACTCCTTCTCTATGGGGGACAGGTTGTTCATTCGGCCATGGTCGTACATTCGGTTCCTCATATCACCCATCTCCTGACCACTGCTTCGTGCACCGGGCGCGATGTCACCAAAGTTTGCCATTTCGCGCTTGTGCTCAATTCGCACGGGAGGTTCGAAATTGTCTTCCTCCACGACGACGGGCTGCTTCATAAATAACGGTTCGGTAGTAACTTCAGGAGGTTTCGTTTTCGAGCTCAAGTTACGACCCGCGACTACGAGTCCGGCAACCGCCATCAGAGAGATGGGATCGGCCATTCTTATTACTTATTAACATTTATTTTTTACTAAAATACCTTTGACTGAAAAGGTTGTTCTGGAGGTCAGAGCGAGTGGAGGAGGGTTCGTACGACATAGACCTAAGAGGGAGCTTGCACTCCATGTTGTTGAGGGGAAAGTATCCACGGTCATACGTCTCCACTATGTGCTTGTTGAAGCGAGACGTGCTCTGAGGACGAAGTTGGTCACTGACGTCTATGTGCTGCGCTGGGGCTCCCTTTCCAGCCTTGAACGGCGCGGTGCCGTACAGCATCGTGTTCGGTCGGCAAGAACCGCAGTTGAGTTCACTTGGTTGGGGGTACACAAAAACCTCGTCAGTAGCCTTGACCGGGGGGAGGGCCCCGCTGTTCTGAACGATGGAGAGTCCGGGTTGGAGTTGGTACGCCATTTATTATAACATAAGATAATTATCGCCTATCACCATCGCTAGCGAGTCCTGAGAAAGATTCGAGCTGAGCACCTCGGGCGTTGGGATTGCAGAATTTTGAGTTACTTTTGCACATTGGGCCGTTCTTTGGACCGTACAACCACTCCGCGAATTGAGTTTGCCCTCCTGGAATATTAGTCACGGGCATCGTGACGAACTGCCTCTCCATCGCGTTGCGAAGGTACTTCGGCATCGCGGTCCTCGAACGCCCACTGTCGTACGGGATTCGGTCCGACGTGTAGCGCTGCACGTGTGGCTTCACAGAGGGATAATAGCACGCCTCCAACCTGTTAGGGGCGGTGCTATAGTCGCTCATGAGGACGTTACCCATGGGGTTGTCCATAGTGGGCTTCTGGCAGTTGGGACGCCCACCCTGCCCCGGCGCGGGGGTGGGGATGAACGTCTCGCGAACCATCTTCGCTTTGTGGAGGACGTAAATGACACCGATGAGAGTCCCACCGAGAATAAACACTCGGGGGTCGCGCCTGATTAAATAGAGCAAGGATGCGGCATAAATAATAAATCGAGAGGCTGAGTTGATCCTGTCCTCTGGGCTCTGGTTAGAATTGGGCCAGAACTGTAAAAAGTTTTTTTCACTGACGAGTTGGCCAGGGTCGTCAAACCAAACCTTCATTTAGTATACTGTTAGGTTATTTTCCGAGACCGCCAAGCATGCTACCCATCATCTTCATGAGAGCATCTTCGTTTAGCTCACCGCCTTCATCCTGTAGTTTGGAAGCGACGGTCTGCGCGAGTGCCTCGATCTGTGCCATCTGCTCCGGTGGCATCGAGGTGATGGTGGTGCCGAGCATGTACAGCGTCTGGAGATATTGCCACGTCGCATCCTTCGTGTTCGGAGACATCCGCGTCCAATAAGAGCTGAGGTCAAGTTCCTTCAAGAAGTCAATTTTCTTGCACTCTTCCAACAGGAAGGTGTCGTCCTTGGAGGAGATCTGCGTGGCGTATGGCGAGACGCCGTTCATGAACCCGTCCACTACTAGACGCGGGTTCGACGCTTTCAGTACATCGAAGCTCGTCAACATTTTCTTGATACCCTTTTCTTCTGGGAATGTCCTGTGCAGTTCCACAAGAAATTGGCTCATCATATCGTTAAAGGCGGTAACGCTCGCCATTGTATATTTTAATAAATCATAATCTTTAAGTTAGAAAGGCTCGGTTGAAATGGTCTCACGCTTACCGATTCCACCCGAGACAATAAAGAAAGTTAGGATGGCATTCAGCGTCGCGGGTTTGGTGTATTTGTTCAGCTCGAGCTTACCCTCGTTGTTCAAATAGGCTTTCATGTGGATGTACCCGGCGGTGATACCGGCGGCGATGAAGGCCGCACTCAGTGGGTCTCTCAGATAATTGGACAGATCTTCCATTTAATTATAGCGGGGATTTTTTATCCTGCGTTCTGGAGCGTCGCCGAAGAGAATATCATTTTCGGGAGCCGTCGGTGGAGCGGGCTGGTCCTGGTACTCCTCGGGCGTGGGTTCGTCCAGCTCCGTGCTCGGAGCCTGTACACCCGGGACGGTTTTGAATTCATTTTCAAGACCCGTGGGGTGGAGGTCGGTCGTCGCCACGTCGGTCGCCGCCTGTGTCTCACCTTCGGTGGCCTCCTCAGTGGCGGCCTCACCTTCACCCTCGGCTGGAGTCTCGGTGACTTCTTCCTCTTCCTGTTCCCCCTCGTCGAGCACGTCGGGGTCGATGCTATCCTGAACTTCGCCGTCGAGGTCTATATCGCGGGTCTCTTGTGACATATACGTTTGAAGTATCTGCTGGACTGGGATCAGTTCCTTCACGGTGTTTTCGATGGTAGTTGTGAACCGAGCGGTCAAGTTATCATCGCGAGCGTATTCGCTCTGTTCTTCGTGGAAGACGTAAGGGTCTTTATACAGATCCCTCGCTGCGTTGTTGTACACGGTCTGGATGAACACTTCCTCCGTGGGAAGCTTGAGGGAAATCTTCTTGTTATCCGCCTTGAGACGCACCGCGGACAGAATCTTGGTGCACGCCACGAACACAGCGGCCAGTAAGTCGGAAAACCACACACACCGATCGGTGATGTTGTCGGTGTGTCGCTTCGACATCGCGTTTGACCAGTTAGGAACCTCCTTCAGAAGTTTCTGGAACATGATGAGAACCTGCTTTCCCTTCGCGTTCTTGATAGCTTCATTGTACAATTCCTGAAAAGTTTCTATCATCGCCGGTGTCATGATAAGCGACATTTGCCCGAGGTACTCGCGCTTCGCCTCACACAGCACGTTAAGATTTTCGGACATTATACATTACCTTCATAAAAATAAAGTGAAGCTCTCACGCGGCGCTCCGCCTGTATTTATTGGCCATCTTTTTCAGGTTCATAAGCGTGGGAAAATGTACATCGTCAGCCGCCTCCTCCTCCACTTTCTCGCGAAGTTCTTTTTTCTTCTTCGGGGTGTACCAGGCAATGTACAGTTCGGTGGGAGAAACCATCTGCACGGAGAAACCACCCCGAAGGAATTGTCTCGACACGTACTGCGCCGCCTGTTGCCTGTCGAACGTAGGATAGCCGACCAGAAAGCTGGGCACCTGGAGGAAAATCTGCTTACATCCCAACTCCACCGACTGTCTGATTTTGGCGACGAACTGGTCGTATATTTTGGTGTAAATTTCTTTCCGTATCTGCTTGCGACGCGTGTCAATCTTGTTGACGTCCGATATGCTCAGCATCCTAACATGACGGTAAATTATTTTTCGACCGTTTCAAACCCGATCCTCTCCAGTCCACGAACCAAACTCGGGTCATCCTCTAGATTTCGTAAAAACTTTGAGACGTTCCTCCCTGCGGTGTTCACGCCCTCTTCCACGTCACTCCTGAGGTTCGCCAGGTTAGCCCTGGTCTCCTTGATATCAGTTCCGATGGGATCTGGGATGTACAATCGCTCCACTCGCGCGTTCGGATCCCGGAACACAGCCATCGACGAGTCGAAATCACTTTTATCGGGGATGTGATTCTCTTTGACGAGATTGTAGTTTATAAAATCCTTTCCCATCGACTTTCCTGGATCCTCGTTGGATGGCTGATACCCTATAGGCTGCGATCGTATCGCGAGCAGTCGGAGGGGTTTGTTCCCCTCCGCGATGAACCAGACGACCACGCTGAAACCAAAAGAAAACCCATTCTTTTTAACAGTCATGAAGCGACACTCGTATATATTTTCAGTCTCCTTTGTAAACTTTTTCATCGAGGTGGTCTCTATGATGTAGTTCTTGATACCGGTCCTACTGTGGATCTCACCGTTCGTCAACATGACCACTCTCTCCATGAGGTCCGCGCTGGCGTCGTTTTTCACCTCCTCCCAACCCGTCATATCAGGGAACGGGTCCATCAGCTGTGTCTCACGAGGTCTCACGTAGCCTGATAATCCGTACGCCTCATTCTCATTCGTCAAAACGAATACGACAATTAGAAGTATAAATGCAACCAGGTAGTTCATATTACTTATACGCGTTAAATTTTTTTCCAATTTAACCTGGTGAAATATTAGATGTCTCTCTTGATTTACAGCCCCCGTTGTAAATTTAGCATGGAAGTTGTCGAGTATGTAAACCAACATCACCAGTTGAAACAGTTGGTTCAGTATCACAACGTCAACACACAGGGTATACCCTCGAGTTACAAATCTAAAATCACCCGAGTGCCTACCATGCTGACCCAGAATGGTAAAATTCTAGTGGGTCAGGAGATCAAAAACTGGCTCGAGAGTCTTCTTCCCGCCAAGGAGATCCAGCACAGCTTGATGGGTGGGATGGGTTGCAGCTTCTCCAGCCTAGACGGAAAAGGTGACAATGCACACATGTTCTCGCTTGATGATTACGGTAAATCCTTGCAGCCGCCGATGACGAAAGAGTTGGAGGATAAGATCAGTCAGGACGTGAGCAAAGGAAACGTGTACACGGAGTTAAAGATGTAAATCGAATCGAATGTAGAAATGAAATTGGTCACTATTCAGGCGGCCGCCTTTAAATCGACATTCGAAGTTCTGAAGGATATTCTCAATGACGTTAATGTGTACTTCAGAAGAGATGGAATGTACATCGTGACACTCGACACCGCGCGGACGTCACTGGTCGACATATTCCTCTCTGCTGATAATTTCGAAGAGTACAAGTGTGAGCAGGAAGAGGTGATTGCTGGTATTAACATTTCCAACACCTTCAAACTCCTGAAAACGATCACGAACAACGACGTCCTCCAAATCGACATCAATTGTAAGGAATACATGAACATATCCATCTCCAGCGACACCAAGAAGACGAACACGAAGTTTCAGTTGAAGCTGCTGGACATAAACGAGAGTAGAATAGAGGTGCCTGAAGTTGAGATGACGACAGTGACCACCCTCCCGTCGATAGATTTCCAACGCCTGTGTCGGGACATGTCCAACATAGGCAACTATATTGAAATAATCCGGACGGGAAAAGAGATCAAGTTCAACTGTGAAGGTGACTTCGCTAATCAGGAAACGTCGATCGAATGCGTCGAGGATTCGCCCACGATCAAGGGTCTGTATTCGTTGAAATACCTCAACATATTCACCAAGGCGACTTCAATGTGTGCGAGTGTGCAGATCATCCAAGAGAATGGGAATCGATTTTTGATATTAAAATATAACGTCGCCAACCTGGGCGAACTGAAGTTCTACCTGGCCACTAAGGTATCTGAAGATTAGTCGTGTAGCCGTCGAGTGTAGATATAGTCTTCTTCATCCCGAGACTGTTTGTTAATATAATTTTCGGGAATCTCGACTTCAAAATTTCTTCGGTGAAGTATAAAAAGTTCCGAAGAGGTACGGCTTGGCCGTGGAAATCCCCGCGGGGTCCCGCGTATCGCCTGACTTTATGGGTGATGTTCATCTTAGGCTTGTCGTCGTGGTCAACGATCCAGGCACTGGTGAGGGGGATGCTGAAATGCATCGACGGGTTTTCGTTATGACCCGGTAGGTAATTCAGGTCTTCCGTGATGACCGAATAGATGTGACCGTTAAAATAGTATTTGATTCTCAGAGCGATGTCTTCGACGCACTGCGGTATGGCGGTGTACCTGAAGTCCTGGTGCGTCGCGTCGACGTAGAAGTTGTCGAGGATACCGTCCCAGTCTTTGCTCTCTTCCTCCCAAAAGTCATCTTCGATGTGATATTTTAGGTTGTAATCCACGTTGTACTCGAGTTCTTCTTGTACGATCTTGTAGTTACGTGGCGTGGTTATATTTTTCCAGAATAAAATGATACTACTTAAAAGGTTGAACAACATGTACATATACATACAATGGAGGGTAACTTTTTAAGTAGGTATAATAATCGAATATCGGAGTACAAGGATCTGATACTTAAGGAGCCCCACAACAAACGGAAGATTGAAGCGGATATGTCCGAATACATCATCAAGTGCATGCCGTACCTGACTGAGTACATAGCTGACGACGAGAGCACCGACACCGACACTGACAAGTGTAACACGGACAACATCTTCGGCATCAAAGAGACCGTCGGTCTAAAAAGGTCCGACATCTTCAGAGACTATCTCATACAAGTCGAGAACCATAACATCTCTCGACCGACGCAACACCTCATAGATATGTGTCCAAAATGTAAAGACGAGGGACGGTTAGTTCACTTTCCAGAAACCAGTGATCTCACCTGTGAGAATTGCGGTGCGGTTGTGACGACGTTGATCAGTGAAGAGTTGACCTATCGGGAGGAACAGGAGACGTCCGAAAAGATCATCAACTACTCGTACAAGAGGGAGAATCACTTCAACGAATGGTTGAGTCAGTTCCAGGCACAGGAGATGACCACCATCCCCGACGAAGTCATCGAATCACTGCGTTCGGAACTAAAAAAGATCAAGATACGAAAACTGGAAGACATAACGCACGCAAAAATTAGGTCTTTATTGAAAAAACTACGCCTAAACAAGTTTTATGAACACGTTCCCTACATCACAAACATCCTCAATGGGATAAAACCCCCGAGCATGTCGCAGGAACTCGAAGAGACGTTGCGTATGATGTTCAAGGATATTCAAAAACCTTTCGACGATAACTGCCCGACGGAACGGAAAAACTTTTTAAGTTATTCATACGTTTTATATAAGATGTGTGAACTTTTGGGGGAGGATGAGTATCTGCAATATTTTCCTCTCCTCAAATCTAAAGAGAAGTTGTACCAACAAGATGTCATCTGGCGCCTGATTACCCAGCAGCTTCGGTGGGAGTTTATACCGACGGTCTGACGGTTCGACCCTCGTTTGCTTCGGGATCGCACTGATCGGGGTCGACCGCGATCTTACGCTTCATGTGTGACTTTACTCGTTTCACGTGAGACGTCTTATTACCCGACTCGTACGGGATGGAGGAATGGTGTAGACAGATGCGCACCTTTCCATCGTCGTTACGCTTGTATCCGAAGGTGTACTCGACTTCTGAAATCTCACCGGTGGTGGCACACGTGAACTCATAGGTACCCATGGCGTGTGCCACGTCACCGTGACAGTCGATCTGGTGATTATCGAAGTTGACCTCAGAAAAACCCTTCTTGGCGTTGATGGCAAAACCCTGGTCTTCCTTATAACCGCTAATGACGGCGTCGTGTCCCACGAAGTATGACATCGCGTCGTTGGCGGTGGGACGAAACTTTTGCTCCGAAGCCTTTGTCGGTTTGAAGAGTACGTTAGAGTGGTCGTATCCGTACAACTCACCCGCGCGCTCACCGGCGAGGCTCACGTAATCTCCACCCATCAAAAAGGATTTCGAGATCTCCACTATGGACTGCGCCCACAGGTTCTGCGCTTCGAGGACCTCCTGTTCGGTGACCCTGGGAAAGAATTGTTCCATGGCTTGTTTCACAGGCGCCACGCTGGTGGTCACCGACGGTTTACTAAATCCACGCGCCGCATTGATTTCCGTGTCGTACTGCGTCGGGTCGGTGAACACACGAGTTCTGATGTTCCGCGAAAAGTTGAGACGGGTGAGTGAGAAAGACATTTTATTATTAAACACTCTATTCTTTATCCCCCTTCTTCTTCTTATCCGGGCGGATGGCCCATTTGTTGTCCTTTTTGAATTTGTCATAATCAATCTCTTCGATCTTGAACGTTTCCATTATGAACTTCTTTAAAGGGTGCATTTTCGGAACCGGAGCTTCGTTCTTCCCGGCTTGGACGCGGACACTGGGTCGTGTGATTATCGGTTTTAAAGCAAACATATATTTATTGTCACTTAACATTTTTTTACTTGGGTGACTGTTTCCTTTTGGACGCCGCGTTTGCAAGAAGTGTCCTTCGAGTAGTAGCCCTTGCAGCACTGGCCCTTGCAGCACTGGCCTGTTTCTCGGTCTTCTTTCTGAGCACACTTTTTTGAACCACTGTGAGTTTGTTTAATGCGTTTTGTGCGTTTTTCCGGATCTTGTTTCTGGCCTGCGTGCCTCGTACAACTTTCTGTATTTTCGTGGCGGCGTTCGTCTTTCTTTTATTCACCTTTTTCTTGAGGATCACGAAGTTGATATTCGCCCGTTTCACGTTCGCACGCGTCTCGGGATTTTCAAACATGGAGAAGGATCCGGGTTTGTTATACGCACCTGTCATGCTCATTCTAGCCCATTCTCGAAACGACTGTGGTTGGAAGTAACGGGAGTGTGTTTCACCACCTGTTTTCCAACTATATTTGACCACCTTTTCGCCGTTTGAAATGTTTTCAAAGCTGATTATGTCTCTGGGCATGTTGCTCACAGTGTTTACCTGCCACTGAATGCGTTTGTTGCTCTTGTTGTTATTTTGGTTACGCTTCACGGCCGGTTTATTTCGTAAATACGTGGCCGCGTTACGGTGACGAGGACGATTGTTACTGACGACGATGCGTCGCGCGGGTCCCTGTCCCCCACCGTTTGCCCGGAAGTTGGAGTTCCCACTGGAGTTACGGTCAAGAGCACCACCATAGTATTTAGTGCCGCGGTTAGTCAGTCTTCTTTGGACATTCCGTATGTTCATTCCGAACCGGGGTGCATTGCGCAAGAGAGCCTGGCGCACGAACCGGGGGCGTACGTGTCTTTCTTTCCTCTGGCCACGTCGGTTATAAAAGCTACCCTGTATACCGTAAAATAAATCACCCCCAGGTTCGTCTGGGAAACCGTATTCTCCTTCGAAACTATCCGAACCGAAATAACTATAAATAAAATAATCGATATCCTTATCTGTAGGAACCCGGTCACGGATGTCACCCAATCGAATGAAGAATCTCATGACCTTAGCGAGTCTCGGATCAGGCGGCTCGTCGAAAACAGTTCCATCTCGGAGGGAACTAAAGGGTCTACCAGAAATGTCGTGATTCGCACTGGGTCGGGGGGCCAAAAAAGACCTTTCAACATAAGCGGCGAAAATCGGTAAAAATGGGCCAGTAACATTTAGCTGATGGCCGAGGCGGAAGATTTTTTTGGTGATTTCCATTTCATTGCGGAGTTGACGAAGTCCTTTTTTGTCTAACGGGATACTAAAATTCGTCTTTAATCTACGTTTTTCGTCTTCGGATAAGGTATCAAATCGTTCTCTCCAATGCCGCGATCTGTTATTATAATATTGTTGCATATAAGTAACCAATATAAAAAAATGGTGCGACATCAAAGTAAATGATCGAACCCGAAGAGCGAGCGCTCACGACTCTTTATAATCTAGACAGCTACGTGTTACCGCACGTGACAAACGTCCACTGTCCTGATATCGCGATGCGGCACTGCTGGGAACAGGTCAATTTTCATCTCTCTCGGGCACGGGAGTATCTGGAAGGGGTCGTTTTAAACCCGCGGATACACTTTGATGATGATGCTGAATTTTATCGAATGCTCGCGAGAGCTCTTCCTTTTCTGATATTAAGTCAATCGTTGTCACCTCAGGCGTCCGACCAGACTCAGGAGGAAAGTTCACCAGCTTCGCCAACTTCAGACCAGTCAGATTCAGATAATTACGTGCCTGCAACTCCTCCTTAGGTCCGAGCTTTTTGACGGTCTTGAATTCCAGAATCATCGACTGCTCGACTATAATATCCGCGCGAAGGTCGCCGACCACGTGCTCCCTGTATGGGACGTTGATGTGTCGCTCTGTCTCGTATCGAAGACCCTCGTCTCGTAAGTATACTTCAGCCGCATTGTGGTACACACGCTCGGAGTAACCGGCACCCAATTCGCCGTATATGTCCGCCGCCATGGCGTCTACGTCGAGTCGAGCCGCCATTTTTTTTTGTGATTAATTAGTATCGTTTTCCCTAGGGTTAAAATAAAGGATGAGCTCGTTGAAGAAGTACGACGTTCAAATTCCACCGAGAGTGATTGATAAACTGAAACGCATTTCCAACCTCTCGGGAAAAAGACGCTGGGAATACGCGGGAAGAATCGTGGTCAAGGATAAATTTAAATTCGAAGATCCTATTTTTGTAACTTCCAAAAATAGAAGTCAAGTTAAATACAACACGGTGACGAAACTTTGGCCGTCGCCGATATGCTTTCACACTCATCCGTGTAAATCTCATTCCAGCGGTGTCTTCTGCACTTTACCGAGCAAGCATGATTTCGAGGTTTTCATATACAACTTCCCCCTGATACAGTCTAACATCATATGCGACGGGCACGGGTACTACGTGATAAACGTGTTAGCGTCCGCGGAAGGGGGGTACTGCGCCATTCCACGAGCTGTAGAATTGGTGATGAAGAAATTTCGAACTCGAGAGGATTTGCAAGCCATGTTATCCCCCCACGAGGGTCTGGAGTATTTCGAATCTCAACTCGACACGTGGAAAGAAATTATCGATGATCTGAACACCCAACTGACCCGGATCTTCGGTATCAGCATCAGGTACTACGCATACGAGGAGGATGAACCGCCGGTGATCACTCTGCTCGATGTATAGCGTCCTCCAGTTCGTCGACCTCCCACCACGCCACGTGGCACTCGTTGGACTTTTCACCTTTGGACGCGCAGATCTCTTGGGC